ATATTACGTACGTGAATGCCACTTAAAAATATTGAGGACTGCTACCTACGTGAATTACCTACGTGAATGGCCCTTATAAATATATTTTAGGCCAAAAAAAAGACCCCCGATTTCTCGGGGGCCTATCTTTTCCTTTCATTTTAATTTACAAGGTGTACTTAGATTTCCAGATTTATGATAAATTCTGAGATTTACCAAAATCTAGTAACCCATCAACAAATAACGCATTGTTATTAAAGTCAGCGTTAGTCATTTTATCACGATGCCACAATGTACTAGTGCCAGCCTGCATCAAGTCCCAGATACTGGAACCACCTTCATTGTGGTATTTAGTCATTATTTCACCATACCTGAGGTTAGGTAGCTTGTGGATATGATTTTGACGTATACTAGCCAATTTGCTCATATCAAGTGGATTATGAAGCGTATTACAAGCTTCAGCAAATTGCTCCATCTTGATATCTTTGCGTTGACCAGTTAAAGCCAGAGCACCAGCCCTGATTTGTTCCTGCCAGTTCACATTACCCAAAGAATGACGGAATCTTGAATCCCAGCCATATTTTGGAGATACCATCCCATTTTGACAAACTAGAATCATGAAGTCAATCCTGAATCCAGCCTTGGTGGAAGTATCATAAGAATTCATTTCAGTGAACATTAGAAACGCCACGTCACCATTCGACAATTCTTTTGAGAATTGGGTGGTTTTGTAAACATTTCTAAAACGTTTACCATCAAAGAATATCCTATCGTGCTCCCAGTTCATGCCAGACTCATTCCGTATTTCAGCACAAACGTCACTAACTTCTTGATTCTTAACTAGAAGGTAGTTTTCACCTACAATTCCAGCTTCCAAGAATTCACCAGAAGACCTCTCAACTTTGACATTGCGCCCTTTAGATGAAAAACCATCATGATTGTGCAATGTGTCGATTTGTATCCTACAATACGGGTCGTACGTGCCACCATTGACATTTTTTGGTGTTTCAGTTGAATCTACAGATATAATCTCATTGTGAGATATCCCTGAAAGATTAGGAACTGAACCATCTACAAGGCTTGCGCCGTTCATGATACCATTATTAATAGTGACTACTTCATTACTTTGAAAATCAGACATAATTACTATGTCCTTCCTGCCCTATAGAATAGGGCGGTTATTTTAGGAATTTACTTTCTTTAGGAATTCCCATTTAATCGCACCCGCATTACATAATCAAGTAGAGTCCAGTACGTCGGTAAGAGCGTTGAATATATACGTGGGTACACCATCGAGGAATTTCTTGGGCGCTGTCCCTAGGGACGCCCTCAATACAATCTATACTAACGGGCGAGCCGAGAGCGTCAAATTGTAATAACATTGTCAAATAGCCTACGCTATTTGCAACGCAATTAGATTCAGAAAGTTCCATACCAGTTCCAATTGGCCCCAGATATTTCAACCTGAGCCAGTCGGTATTGACTTTTTCAACCTACCTTTTTCAACGTGATTTGGCTTGGGGGGGCTGTACCGCATAATTAAAAGACCCACACCCATATATATATTATTTTTTAGAATTTTTTGGAAATTAAGGTAGTGGAGGGCTCGCGGGTACTATAATACTATTTCGCGGTACTATACTTACTATACTAATACTTACTATACTAATATATACTATTCTCTTTTTTTTTTAATATTATTAATATTATAATATTATACTATAGTACTATTATAGTATATAGTATATAGTATTTAATATTATAAGTACTTAATATATTAATATACTAATAATATTATTTCTGTCTCAACCGACTATTGAAATTTATTTGTTTTGACCTATACCAGTCAACCCTTTTTTTCATCTTGTTTAAAAATATAAAATAATAGTATATTCATCACATGGAAACCAACCCTAGTATTGACATCTTAGACCTAGGCCCCGCCATAGACACGCTAAAGTCATTAGCCTGCAAGTTTCGGGAGTCCGGTGATTATGCCTATATGATGGAGATATTATTGATTATTGATGAGATTGAGTCCCCCATCCTGATTGAGCTGATTGAGCCCAACTTTATCAAGGCTGAGGCGTAGTGTGTATGTAAAGACCATTAGTGGTGTTGATTATCATTTATATGAAGATGAGGCGGAATTTCGCAAACACCACAATAAAGAAGAATTAAAGGATGACTGGCGTAAAGCGCAGGAGGGCGAGTGGGCTGTAAGCGATGATGGTCAGGTATTCAGCGTATTAAGACGTGCTGTGATGTTCAGTAATCAATACAAACAGGATACAGATTACATTCGTACATTACTGGGGACGGTATTTGTTGTAGATGGGGCTAAGTTAGCTGGAGAACCGGCGGCAGACATCTACACCTTTACTAAATATAAGACCAGTAGATACATTACTGCCCGTGAGAAGTTATTTGCTAAGATGGTTGCCATGGGCCGGGACGCTACTGACGCCTATTTGACTGTCTATAAGACCAAGAACAGGCGCTATGCCCTGAATCGGGCGAAGATTTTATTAAGACAAAAGAGGATAAGAACGTTGATTAACAAAGAAGTTGAAGAGTTAATGAATGATTTGGGTATTACGAAGACCTATTTACTGGAGAATGCTAAAGCAGTGGTAGATAAGTCGGATGTCCGTGACGGAGATAAACTGAGAGCATTAGAAACATTGATGAAGATATCGGGATTATTGACCACGGATAAGAAATCAGACTCCATTGCACTCATACAGGAGTTCACTGGTTTTACAAAAGATAAACTTAAAGCCTTTGAGTCGGGCTTAATTGAAGAAAATGCGTCTCAATAAGAAGATATGGCAATATCCTCAGCAAATACGCTGGGGTAGTGTGATTTACAAGATTAAACTAATTAGGAGCAATTATGCCAAAAGTAGGTAAAAAGAAGTTCTCTTACACTAAAGCTGGGAAAAAGGCGGCTAAGAAGTACGCCAAGAAGGTTGGTAAGAAAGTTACTGGTAAAAAGAAGAAATAGTGCCCAATAGAGCAGCTAAAGCAAGGAAACGTTTAAGGAAGAAACTAACGATTGAAAATAAAAGACGTAAAAGAGGAATTATCAAAGCGCGAAAGATTGCCCGGAAAGAGTGGGAAGCAGAAGAAGATAGAGACCTTTAGCGTTATACCCCCTCCTGAAGAGATGGCTCGACGGGATGAGATACTTGCTAAGTCATATCAAGACCTGTTATTCTTCGGAAGGGCTTTTTTACCTAAAGACTTTATGTACAAGAGTGCGTCACCCTCTTGTCATTATACCGTATCTAAAAGACTCATCTCGACCAAACCCGGTGAGCGTATCTGTATTATACTTCCTAGGGGTTTTGGTAAGTCCATTCTATCTAAATCAGCTATTCTACATAAACTTTGCTTTGCTGGTGAGGATGACCAGAACTTTATTGCTTGGGTATCGGAAGAACAGGGTCAGGCCATTGACCACTTAAAATACCTGAGATACCACTTAGAGACCAATAAGACCATTAAATACTACTTTGGTAATATGGATGGCGGCACTTTAGGTAAGAGGTGGACGGAAAAAGATTTAGTAACACCTAAGGGCGATAGAATCATAGCCAAAGGTACAAGCCAGCGCCTAAGGGGTCGTGCTGAGGTTGATGTGAGATATACAGGTATCATATTGGATGACTTTGAATCTGAATTGAATACCAAGACACCCGAAAGAAGGTCTGAGATTAAAAAGTGGGTCGTATCTACAATCTATCCTGCTTTAGAGGAATCACCCGGTAATGAGGGTTGGATATGGTTAGCCGGTACTATTGTTCATTATGATAGTTTCCTGCAGATGACCTATGATGGATATAAGAAAGCCAAGAAGGATGAACGCCCCTATCCGTGGGATGTCTTCTTTCACCGTGCAGTTGAAGAGGGAGAGGCTCTATGGCCCGAACAATTCCCGCTTTCAAAGCTAAAACACAAGAAACAAGAGTTTATCGAAGCTGGATTAGTTAATAAGTTTGCTCAGGAGTATATGAATGATGCTCGGGACATTTCCAATGCAGCCTTTAAGATAGATAGAATACAGCATTATAGCGGCGAGCGGAAGCTTATGAATAATTTTAATTACATTGTGGAAGAGGATGAGGTCATTCCTATCAATGTTTACCTCGGTGTTGACCTTGCAGCTACAGCCACAGCTACGTCAGACTTTCAGGTGATACTGGTCATGGGGATTGATTCGAGGAATAATCGTTATGTACTGGAATACTTTAGAGAGAGAATACCAACATTTGATGTGCCAGCTAAGATTATAGAGCTGGCTAAGAAATATAGTCCCGTAAAGCGGGTGACCATCGAGACCGTGGCGGCTCAAGAGATGGTTAGAGATATGGTCACTCGTATGAGTGCCAATGAGAAAAGACTAATGCCCGGAATCTTTAAGGGTGTCAAGCCACCCGGCAGGATAAAGAAAGAAGATAGACTGGAGACAACCCTTGGCCCTATCGTTAATTCAAAGAAGCTGTACATTAGAAGAGAGATGACAGAAATAGTTGATGAGTTCTTTGAACATCCGAAACCTCGGAATGATGATATCATGGATGCCCTATACTATGCAGACTACTTTGCTAGGGCACCTAAGTCACAAGCAACAAGTAAAGAGGGTTTTGCAAATAGTAAACGTAAAGATAGATTACTACCGAAACTAAGAAAATACAACTGGTTAACTGGTGCTAGAAATTAATTATTTAATTGTTGCCTCATTTGACAATTCCTTCTTAGATTCCGAAGGTGTGAAGTGCAACCTCACCCAACTGTTTATAAACACATTTAATAAAGCTATTAATCCACATACCATATGGCTAAACAAAAAAGCAGGTTCCCCAGTTACGGTCTAGTACGGGGGGCTTCTCACGAACATGGCGGAGTGGCTGGCATGGTTGCCGGCGAACAACCCGTTGAACTCGAAGGCGGCGAATGGATAATACCCAAAGAAGCCGTTCCTGACTATTTACCCGTTTTAAAACAAATTACCAATGAAGGCCGCGCCATGCAGCAGATGGATAATGGCAATACGGCTATGGATGCTTTAATTGCCTCCGCTTCTATGGAAAACGGTATTACCCAACCCAAATCCCCCATGTATCAAGAAGGTGGACAGGTAGAGCCTAGCATTCTGGATTACTTGGGTCAATTGCAAGGGGTACAGCAAAAATATCAAGGTGATATAATGACTGGGGCTGGAGCAAGCAAATATAATCCAGAAGGTATGTTGACTAAAGAAGGTTTATCTGAGCTGTACAATTTTCCTTTAGAGCAAATGACACTTGATACTTTAATGGCGGGGCCAAGAACTCGTAAGATTACAATTAAAGGGCCTGAAAGAGAGGCGGAACATCTTCAAACTTTATTTGGTGTGTCGGATAAAGAAGGCGATGAATTACTTGAAAAATCCGGAATAAGAAAACAATTGTCGTCTGCGTATCCGACTGAATCTTCAAGGTTAGGTTATTTGATGGGTGATGCAGGTAAGGCAATAAAAGCCTTAGACGCTGGTTATTTAGATATGGATATGTTTAAGAGAATGGATTGGGAAAGAAAGAATAAAGAACAAGGTGGCCCAATATATAATTATCAAGAGGGTGGCGAAGTTAGCGGGTTAGATGCTTTATCGGCTATGGCTTCATTATTAGGACGACAAAAGGCAGCTCAGCCAGTATTAAGAGACGGGGCGTTACAGGCTCCAGTATATACGTATCCAGAGGGACATGAGTATGCTGGTCTTGAATATTCAGTCGCGCCTCCAACCGCAGCTGAAGCGTTTGGTGCGAGGGCGTTGGCTGAAAAAGAAAGCGAAGGCGCATTGAGAGCGTCTTATGGTTTAAAGCCTAAATATCAAACTGGTGGACAGATTCAGCCACGTAAACAACAAGAAATACGTAATCCTCAAGTATATGGCCCACCAGCCCCTGCAAATATGGATAGTGTCCTAAAACAGATAATGATGAGGGACGTTAATCAAAGTATTAACCCTTTTACTGGTGATAGTCTCGACATGGAGGGTGACTCTTTACGCCTCTTACAAAGAATGAAAAAGTCCAAGATGCCTGTCAGTGGTCGTAAGAATATGTATTCTGGTGGCCCCGTAATGTATCAACAGGGTGGCCCTGTGATGTATGCGAATGGTGGTCAGTTGGGCGAGGGACAGCCGTTGTCTAGTGAGTTTGTAAGAGAGGAAGTTCCCCAAGACCACGGTGGCTATTTCCCATTAGCGAGCCAAGCAGAACCGGGTGCTCTTATGGGTTCCATTCGTTCAGATAGGAGAATAAAACCATTACAACCTGATACATATTATCAAAAGTTACCCCTAGCTAAGCCTTTTGATAAATCAAATTTAGCTTACCCATCTTACCAAGAAGAAGTAGAAGAGGTTCCAAAGCTTTCTACTGCTTATTTAGCATCCTTCGGAATGGAGACACCTTTGTCTCGTAAACAGGGTGCTTTATTATATAGAAAAGGAATCGCACCCCAAACTTTAAATCCACAGGTTAAAGGTTTAATTAACAGAGCTTTAGTGCAGCGACTAACCAATGAGGATGATTAGTGGTATTAGATAAAGACAAAAGAGCCGAATACAACCAAGATTTATATCGTCGCTGGCGTAATGCCCGTTCCGATTGGGATACGGAAGCCAGATATGATGTTGACTTTTATCATGGTAATCATTTTACTAGCGATGAGGTAGATGAGCTACAATCTCGCAATCAAGCTGATGTGCCCATGGATAGGATTGGCCCAGCTATTGAAAAATTTAAAGCAGTATTAACGTCCAGACCACCTGCGTTCACGATGACGCCCAGAGAAGATTCTGACGTAAAGGTGGCTTCTGTGTGGAGAACCATCATGGGATATGTTTGGGGTAACTCTAATGGAGACTGGCAGTTAAGACAGGCAATTCACGATTACGCTACTACCGGAATGGGTTATTTATATACCTATATAGACCCGGAATCAGACTTTGGTAGAGGCGATGTCAAGTTCACTTACGTAAACCCGTTCAGGGTATATGTCTCTCCGAATACTCGAAATAGGTGGTTCGATGACGCCGAAGGTGTTATCCT